ATCATCCATGTGTATCGTGTTTCCGTTAATGCCTTGTGGGGCTTTAAAACACTTGAATGTGATTGAGATTGTTGACCAGTTGCCCGTGGCACGATAACGCACCGAAACAACATCACCACTATTCAACTGTTGGTTGAAACTGAATCCACGCGGACCGCTTGTGGCGGTAAATGTACCCGCTGCGGGAGCAAATAACTTCCTTCCATTCACAAAGAACGCAATTTCTAAACTTTGCAACGGCACACCTGGGGCGGTTACGCTTAATGTGTCAATTGAGAATTGGTAAAACCCACCACGATTCACTGTGTAATCTCCCGTGGCGGGGTCGTAGTTGCCCGATGGGTTTGAAACGATGGTTGCAAATACCAATTGGGTGTATGTCAATACCCCCGATGTTGCGGTAAATGATTGTGGTGAATTAAAAGCGTGTGATGTTCCTGGCAATGTATATTCGGGGTCGTACAAAGGACCTGCGGTTTGCATTGGTAACACATACAAATCATCCATTTCAGGTCGTGTCAAAAATGAACCACTTAATGTCAAATCAATTTGAGCAAATGCCGTTGTGAGCATTGAACGCAATCGAATAGCAGGGCGTAAATCATCAACTTCAACACCACGGCTTTGGTAGATATTCCCATTTACCCCAGTTGATTTAGAATAACGCCACCCTTGGTTATAATCTGCAATTGGCCACAATATGTTACCACTGACCAATGATTGATCCCACGAAGAAAGAATGTTGGCATAATTGGCCACATGGTCGTAATCACTCCAATCAACTTCGTTCATCAAGGTTTCACCCCACGCATCCAATATCTTTTTGGTAGTGCCATAAAAAATGATGTTGTAAAGTTGTGGCAACCCATCCTTGAACTTGCACCCTATCAACTCAACCCTACCTTCAAACACGGGCAAACCATGGATGAAGATTGTGCCATCCTTTCCCAAATTGGGATTCCATCCAGTTATGACCATGTTTTCATCAAACCAGTTGGCAAATATGGCGTTGTTCGTTTCTGATGCGGGGATTTGGAAATCCTTGGTGTAATCCGTCCACACTGTGGAAAGGTTCATCAAGTCCTTCAACTGCCTTGTAAGCGGAATGGATTCATCGTTGAATAGGTCAACGGGTGTGCCGTCAATTTGTAAACTAAACCTTATCATCGTACCATTTTATTAATCTTCGGTTGGTTGTACTCCAACTGAATCGTGTACAAAATCAACTTTTCGTTCACCCTTGTTTTGCGTTCAAATGTGGTATCCATCACCCTTGCGGACAATACTTCGCTACCATCCAACATCAAAATGTTTGTGGAATAAAACATTTGTTCAACCACCTCAACATCGTTTTCACTTATCCAATCCGTGTTCACTGTCATGGTTTCAACTGAATTGGTCAAATAGGGCGTTGTAATTCCCACCCCGTATGTCCATGCTTCGGCCATGTCCGTCTGTTTGAATATGGGTTGTTCGTATCTTTCTTTGGTTACTGCAAATGTCGATTTGTAAACACCATTGAAAAGGAACGAATCATAAACCCCGTATTTGTTTAGGAACAAAACATCTTGTTGCCCGTACTTATTCTCGCACACAAAATCCACGGGAATAACAATGTCATCACCCGCCTTTACAAAAGTGATGTTGATGTCCGCACCCCATGTACCACCCGCCGTGATTAGTTGCTTCAATTCGATGCCTTGGATGAGTTGATCCGAACCAGTCACCGTGTTTGGGGTAATGGTTGCACTTCCACACACGATTGATGTAATCACACTTGCATCATACCACAGATACGCACTTGGTGTTGCCGTGGTCAATGTAACCTTTGATTTGTCCGTGAACACATATTTGGTTGGATAACCTTGGTTGAATCCTTCCGCAGTGTAAGCGTATCCCGCAGATGCCAAACCGACATTGCTTGTCACATAACTTGTGAATGTTAGTGTTGTGCCAACATAGTATGCACCCCGTACCTTTACGGCAAATCGCTTTGCCCCGCTTCCTATGTTTGGTTTGTAAGTTCCATTGATTAAAAAATCACGGGTCACTTCTTGTTGCACCAATTTGTGAATGTCAATCCATCCACGCCCACTTCCGTATTGGTCGGGCTTTCTGTTGATGGTCCAATTTGGCGATGCGGGAATTGTTGCCGTGCCACTCCACACATACACATCACATTGATAATAGAATTTGTCTGATGTATAAAGTGCATCGTAAAATTGATACATGATTGGGGAATTACATCCCACTATTGATTCGGGTTGTTGATTAAAATTCATCGCTTAAATCTGTTTTTAATATCTTGTGCCATTGCTTTTGTCAACGCCTTGTTGAATGATGGTAGTATCTCGGTGCGTGCCATTGTCACAAACGGAAACGGCTCAATACCAAAGTGTTTTATCTTTCTATTCATTGCAAACCGCATACCCTCCGCAGTTGCCTTGGATTTGAATTTACCAGTTGACAAATCACGGGGTTGAATGCGTTTCATCTTTGTCCAATTACGCATTGATTCAAGTGGTATGCCTTTACCTGGCTTTCTTCCATTCTGCACATAGTCACCCGTCTTGTTCATGGTGATGCCCAATGTCATTCCGTTTGGATTGGGTTGAATAGAGTTCACCAATTGCCCACTTGCCACATAGTTCCCACGGAATGTCTTTTTAGTAACTGAAATGGGTGTCCAACCTTCACCAACCTTTTTCCATTTGGCACGGATGGATGTGCGCGGTCTTTTTACCTCCAACATCATACGGGCAGCAACTGCCCATTTATTGGAATACTCCGCAACAACGGCTTCGCTATTCTTAAACGCAATCGCCATCAGTCACCCATGGGTTAATCAGTTCAATTCCAACTGTGATTTGATAACCACCCAACACCGTGTCCATTGTTTCCACAAATGGTTGAAAAGTAATTGGGCGAATGTATTGCACTTGGTTGTAGTAATTCTGTTCAGTACGCCACAAACCTTTTGAAAATCTCACATACAAATCTTGGAGGATGTGTCCGTAGTTTTGATTCTCGGTGTATCCATATTCCGAATACTCGGTTATCAAGTTTTCTTGTTCGTTTTCCGTTTTCAGAAAGTTCACACGATCCGCCACCATTACATTCATTTGAATGGTTGCCACTTGGTCTGTCAATGCCACGGATTGAATCGAACAATGCATCAATGGGAATACCAAAAACGCCTTGAAATCAAGTTCGGTCAATGTACCATGGGAATAGTTCCAACCTTCTTCGGTTGCAATATCCTTCATCAACTCAAATGCCGTGCCTATGTGATTATTGTTCATTTTTTTCTAATTGCTTTTTGTTCCATCTTCGCAATGTCACTTTCGTAAGCGGTCCACATGAGAGCGGTTTGAATGGGCTTTGTATACACATTGTCAAGGTTGAGGAAATTTCGGTTAGCAAGTCGGTAGACCATTCCAAACCATCCCCATTTTTTGGTAAGGCGTATTTCATCGCCACTTCCCCCCTCCTCACCATCCGCAAATACTTCTGGAAAGAATTCAATAAGTCGATTCCTAAACTCCAAAAAAAAAGCATCGCACCAAATGCAGTGTTTGCGTCTATCTCCTTAAATGCCGTGTTTAATTCAGCATTGTAAGCCATGATTTCATACCTTCCGTTCTGTCCTTTTTTGGTAATGGGGCGATACAAAACCGACAACACTTTCCAAAGGTCGTTGGGTTCTTTGCAGTAATTTTCGATGTCAATGAATTCACCCGTTGTGAGTTCGTCAAAGTTTGGGATAAATCCGTATTCAATGCCTTTGTACTCGAACCTGGGTGTGAATGTTGGTTTAGATTCCAACATGGTTGTGATTTTTTCCACACAGTATTTCAGTGTGTCAAATGGCATATTCTTAACCTCCGACATGGTCAAGTCACAAAAGATTGCCACCGCTTCCAACTGCCTTGATACATCATCCATTTCGGGTTTTAACCCGTTGTATGTTATCATTTGATGCAACTTTACATCACGCAGTTCGGTAGGTACAATTATCTTTTTGTTTTCAATCATATATCAATAAAACGAAGAAATTCCCGAATGTTTACGGGAATCTTTCGTGAAGGATGGTGTTTACCCTTGCATGGTATCTTTGGACTTCCTTATCCGTCTGTAAAATATCCCCAAATTCACGCACCGATGAAATGATGGTGGAGTGATCCCGCCCACAGATTAACCCGATTTCTTCGTATGTCATTTCCAACCGCTTTCGGCAAATGTGGTTGAACATATGACGGGCATACAACGGCCTTCTTTTTCTTGACCTTGTTATCACCGTGTCGGGCGTAAGGTCGTAAACCTCACAGATTGCCCGTAACACTTCACGCCATGGGGTTGGTTCTAAATTGATGTCGGTTTTGGGTTGGACAATTTCACGCTTCAACGCACGAACCAAATTGTCATAGTCCGATTTCTGTTCAATCATCTGCAACCGCATCCGCCTGATTTCTTGTTTGAGGTTATGCACCTCTTGGTAATGGCTTGTCATTTGTAGTTTATTTTACATAAAAAGCACCGATAATTCCCTTTGGATTTGTTGAATGTAACCTTTGCAAGTCGGTTACATTTGGGGCATCTTGGATGGTCAATAATTACAATTGAATCATACACAGATTGCCAATAGTCCTGGCCTTGTGGGGTTGCATCCCATTTGAACGCATCCAATAACATATCTTGGATGGTGTTGTACTTTTGTACCTTTTTGTCATCATCAACCAGTTTGATAAATTCCTCATACATTGGCAATGCCTTTGCCTTTGTTCTTAATTCGTTTGAATACCGATAATCTTTAATTTCCATTTGTCATTTTTATTGCTTTGAATATCTCATACGCCACTTGTGGCACAATTGCGTTTCCGTATGCTTTTATTGATTCGTTTCGCCACTTTGAAAAGGTAATTCCGTCCAATTCGGTGGGAAGCCCATCATCTCCCCCACAAATCGGGGATTGAGTTGGGAAGTTGTCCCAGGTTGTTTTGTTGTTTTGTGGATTGTTGAAACCAAATTGTCCCCCTTCCAATTGGGTTGATCCCCCCTCGCGTTGAAATCCGATGCCGCGGGTGTCGGCAACATCCCTTTGTACAACATCATTGACAAATCTTCCTGCCTGCCCTTGTTGATTCTGTTCTCCCAATACTGTGTCGACTTCCCGTGTTTGTGTTCTGATGCTGTTGGAGTTGGTAACATCCCTATTTGTGCCATCGTTTCCAATGAATCTATATCCCCCTTGTCTATTCCCTCCTGACTGTTCTTCATTGATGATGCCCGTGGAGTTGGAAGCATTCCCATCACTGCGTAATGTTCCAAATACATCGCCCTCGTTTCCCCTCCGTATGTTTCTTTGCGTTTCATCGTTTGTTCCTCCGTCACTTCCCTCGGACTTGAATTGGGTGTTGGAAGTAATCCCAAACTTGCTTTCCCGCTCAACATCGATGCCGTCCCGTCCGACCTTCGTTGACCCTTCCAATCTCCTGCTATCGGTGTGGGAAGCGACAAACCATACTCGATCCCTTCCGTGTGGGGCATTGACCGCCGCCGCAGGTATAACCACGGCCTGGACTTCGTACCCCTCAGATTCCAAGTCAGAATGCACCTCGTCGAATACCATTCCCCCATTCCAATTAAGTAACCCAAAAACATTTTCCCCCACGATGTACTTTGGTTTAATTTCGCGTATTGCTCTAAGCATTTCTGGCCATAAATGGCGTTCATCTTCTTTGCCTTTGCGTTGCCCCGCACTTGAATAGGGTTGGCATGGGAATCCTCCTGTGAGAATGTCAATTTTGTTTGCATATTTTGTAAAATCCGTTTTTGTTATGTCATCAAATGATTCTGCATTCGGCCAATAATGATGTAATACTTTTTTACCGAATTCGTTCCACTCACAATGGAAAACATTTTCCCATCCCATCCATTCGGATGCTAAATCAAACCCCCCAATTCCACTGAATAAACTTCCGTGTTTCATATTTGTCTTTGCGAATATAGTTAATCCACACGAAATAAACAATGTAAAATCATAGTC